CCGTTGCGTTATGGCACTGCCGAAAAAACTGAAGTACCTGAACCTGTTCAACGACGGTTACAGCTATATGGGCGTGGTGTCCTCGCTCACCTTGCCCAAGCTCACCCGCAAGCTGGAGAAGTATCGTGGCGGCGGGATGAATGGCGCCGCGTCTACCGATATGGGGCTGGACGATGACGCGCTGGCCCTGGAGTGGTCGATGGGCGGTCTGGATGAATTGGTGTTGCAGCAGTGGGGCAGCGTTGATGTGGTGCCGCTGCGCTTTGCCGGTTCGTTCCAGCGTGACGATACCGGTGAGGTCTCCGCCGTGGAAGTGGTATTGCGTGGCCGCCATAAGGAAATCGACTTTGGCGAGTACAAGCAAGGGGAAGACACCGAAACCAAGGTGGCGACCGAATGCACCTACTTCAAGCTGACCATTGACGGCAAAGAGCTGATTGAAATCGACACCGTGCATATGGTGGAGAAGGTCAACGGCGTTGACCGCCTGGCCGAGCACCGCAAAGCCATCGGTATGTAATTCTTGCGCCAGTCTACCCGGCTGGCCGTTATCCCTGTTTATTGAGAGAACATCATGAAAGACGAAAAAGACGACAACCTAGTGACGCTGGAAAACCCGATCCAACGCGGTGACACCACCATTACAGAAGTCCGCATCACCAAACCCAACGCAGGCACCTTACGCGGTGTGGGTCTGGCTGCTGTAGCGAATGCCGATGTTGATGCGTTGCTGATTGTCCTGCCGCGCATGACCTACCCGAACCTGACCAAAGACGAATGCCACCGCCTGGAGTTGCCCGACCTGGTGGCGTTGGCTGGTAAGGTCGTCGGTTTTTTGTCGCCGAACTCGGCAGCGTAGCAATGGACGCCCGCTTGGGCGTGGATGATCTGATGGCGGATATTGCGGTGATATTCCACTGGCCGCCGTCGGAAATGGCCGGGATGTCGCTCACCGAGCTGCTGAACTGGCGGGATAAAGCGGTGCAACGCAGTGGAGTGAACCATGAGTAATCGGCTACAGCTTCAGGTGTTGCTGAAGGCCGTCGACCAGGCCACCCGCCCGTTAAAGAGTATCCAGCAGGCCAGCAAAAAACTGGCGGCGGATATCAACGTGACTCAGGGCACTCTCAAATCCTTGGACGCACAGGCGCGCCGGATTGAGGGCTTTCGTAAAACCAACGGGCAATTGGCGGTCACCGGTGAGGCACTGAAAAAGGCCAAGGCGGAAGCCGCCGCCTTGGCGGTGCAATTCAGGGCCACGGCAAACCCGACGGCGCAACAGGCGCGGTTACTGGCCGCGTCCAAACGGGCCGCCAGTGAGCTGCAAACCAAATACAACGGCCTGCGCCAATCGGTGCAACGCCAGCGGGAGGCACTCAACGCCGACGGCATCGCCACCCGAAACCTGAGCGCCGAACAGCGCCGGTTAAAAGCCAGCGTGAACGAGGCCAGCGCCAGCCTGGCACGTCAGCGGCAAGAGCTGGAACGCCTGAGCCAAAAACAGAGCGCAGTGAACCGCGTCAATGCACGTTACCAGAGTGGTAAAGCGCTGGCCGGATCGGTACGCAATGCCAGTGCCGCCGGGGTCGGGATTGCCACTGCCGGGCTGTACGCCGAAAGCCGGTTTATTGCACCGGGCGTCGAGTTTGACCGGCAGATGTCAGATACCCAGGCCACCCTGGGACTGGCAAAGAATGACCAGCAACTGGCGGCCATCCGCCAACAGGCGCGGGATATCGGTGCGACCACGGCGTTTTCCCCGACCGATGTCGCCCGTACCCAATCGGTGTTGGCGAAGTCCGGCTTTGACGGTAACGCCATCCTCAAATCGACCGAGTCCACCGTCAATCTGGCGTTGGCGTCTGATTTGGACATTGCCGACGCGGCAGACATCATCACCAACATGCAATCGGCGTTTAACCTGCCGATCGATGAGGTGCAGCGCGTTGCCGACGTGATGACCAAGGGGTTCACCAGTTCCAACAGCAACCTGATGGATTTTGGCGAGGCGATGAAGTACGTCGCGCCGATTGCCGAAGCTGCCGGGGCCAGCATTGAAGACACCACCGCAATGCTTGGCGTGCTGGCGGATAACGGCATCAAGGGCAGTATGGCCGGGACGGCGACCAGCGCGATGTTTACCCGCCTCCAGTCCCCGGTTGGGCAAGCGGGGGATGCTCTGTCAGAGTTGGGGGTAAAAACCCAAGACGACAAAGGCAACATGCTGCCGATTGCCGGTATTTTGAAGAAAATCGATTCGTCGTTTAAAAAACACAAACTGGGTACCGCGCAGCAGGCGGAATACCTGAAGGTGATTTTTGGCGAAGAAGCGATGAAAGGCGCGATCAAGCTGATTGGTGCCGCCGGTAACGGCAAGTTGGCGACCAAACATGACACGGTGAGCCGTTCCAAAGGGGCGACCGCGCAGATCGCCAAGGTCAAGGTAGACAACCTGGACGGCGACCTGAAAAACCTGTTCTCCGCCTGGGAAGATGTGCGTATTGAGGTGTTCGACGGGCAGAATAGCGCGCTGCGTCAACTGACCACCACGGCAACGACTTGGTTGGCAACCGCTGGCACCTGGGTAAGGGCCAATCCTGAACTGGTCGGCACCCTGGTGAAAGTGACCGCCGGAGTCACCGCGCTTATTGGCGGGCTGGCTGCACTCGGTCTGATTGCCTGGCCGGTGATGGCCGGGGTCAATATGTTGGTGGCCGGTGCCGGGTTGCTGGGTACGGTGTTTACAGTGGTGGGTGGTGCGGTTGCGGCGGCGTTTACCGCCATTACCTGGCCGGTTCTGGCATTGATTGCCGCCGTGGCCGCCGGTGCGTTGCTTATCCGCAAATACTGGGAGCCGATTAGCGCCTTTATCGGTGGCGTGGCTGAGGGCTTCAAGGCCGCCATGGCCCCGGTAGCTGCGGCGTTCTCACCGCTCAAGCCGATTTTCGACTGGTTTGGCGAGAAGATAAAAGCCGTCTATGACTGGTTTATGGCGCTGCTTGCCCCGGTGAAGTCTACCCAGGCCGAGCTACAAAGCGCCGCCGAGATGGGGCGTAAGTTTGGATCCGCCATTGCGGGCGCATTGAACCTGCCGATGCAGGTACTGGAGAAGCTCGGCAGCAAGGTCGGCTGGCTGGCGAAAAAGCTCGGTCTGATGAAGGATGAAACCGCCGAGCTGGATAAACAGACGGTGATCAATACCCCGACTGCTACCGGTGTCGACGGGTTGGGTTATTCGCCCAGCGGTGGCTTGCTGGCGGCCAACCCGGCACCGGTAGTGAAAACGGCTCCGCCAGTGGGCGCGCCTGGCGTGTTACCGGCCCCGGTGGTCAATGTGACCTCCAACACCGCTTTACCGCCACCGGTGGTGCAGGTTTCCCCGGCAGCCATTGCTTTGTCACCGGAGGTTGAGGCACCCGACCAGCCCACGACATCCGTCATCGCCCCAGAGCAGCTCGCGCCGTCGGTGAATGTCCAGGCTACCAAGCCGTTAGCACCGCAGCGTTACGCACCGGTGGTGCCGGGGGCGTCCAGCGCCTACACCGACAACAGCGTGACGCACAATAAGTTTGATGTTGTCGTTCCCCCAGGGATGAGCCAAGAAGAGGTCATCCGGTTGTTGAACGAGGCGCAGGCTCGACAAGATCGCGAACGCCGCGCCCGTGCGCGCAGTGCCATGACCAGCTAGAGGAAAATCACCATGATGCTAACGCTAGGGTTCTTTGTTTTCATGCTGCAAACGCTGCCTTACCAGTCAATGCAGCGCACGGCGGATTACCGTTGGCCGACCAATGGCCGGGTGGGGCAGCGGCCTGCCGCGCAGTTCCTGGGGTTGGATGAGGAGAAAATCACGTTATCCGGGGTGTTGTTGCCAGAAGTCACCGGCGGGCGCTGGTCACTGCTGACCGTGCAACTGATGGCGGAGCAGGGCCGTGCCTGGCCGCTGATTGAAGGCACCGGCACCATCTACGGCATGTTCGTGATTGAGTCGGTGAGCGAGACACACAGCCAATTCTTTGCTGACGGTAGCCCGCGCCGCACCGAGTTTACCCTGACCTTAAAACGGGTCGATGAGTCCCTGGCGGCGATGTTTGGCGACCTGCGACAACAGGCGGGTGAGTTGTACGGGCAAGCCGGGGAGCTGGCCGGAAAGGTGGGAGGCTTCTTGTCATGATAACCGGCGTATCCTTACCCGCCGGGGCGCGTATTGCCCCGGATTTCTCCCTGACCCTACAGGGAAATGACATCACGCATAACATCCGGGCACGGCTGCTGTCGTTAACGCTGACGGATAACCGGGGCTTTGAGGCTGACCAGCTCGATATCGAACTGGACGACAGCGACGGCCTGATGGTGATGCCGCAGCGTAATGCGGTGCTGTCACTGGCGCTCGGTTGGCAGGGCTCACAACTGATACACAAAGGGCGGTTTACGGTAGATGAGGTGGAACATCGGGG